CTGTCCTCATTTATAACTCTAAAAGTGATACCTTGATTTTTGCAATAAGCATTTGCTGCAGCCCATTTAGCGTGATTAACTGCTACTGTAGCCCGATCACGTGCGCTTGCAACACGACTTTCAATTAAACTTTGTTTTTTTGGTTTTATTTCTACAATTTCTGCATGTTTTTGACCAAACTTATTTTCATATAAAATAAAAAAGTCAGGTATATAAATTGTTTGTTTTCCGGTAAGTGGATTACGATATGGAATACGTATTGACTCACTAGCCCATTTTAATACGCTATTGTTGTTGTCACAAAACATCATAAAAGTAAGTTCCCAACCAGACCTATATTTAGGTTTACGATTACCTATATATTTTTCTGGGTTCTTAACTTCATATATGCCTTGTGCCCAGTTTGCCATTTTTAAATAAGAATGTTTCGTTGAACGTTTGGATTTGGTACAGGAAGATTTGCTACACCATAAAGAGTAGTTTTACTCTTTAAACTATTTAAATAGTACGCCATTGTCGCACTAAGTTCTAAACCAACTTTACCTTTTATATAGTCTAAAAGTGTCATTGGGGATTCCTGTGTATATGCAGCTATTTTAAAAAGAATAGCTGTAAAATTATCTGCAGTATTAATGCTTTGACATACATCAACAAAGTATGATCTTACCACATCATAATCTGTTGCATTAACATTAACTGGATTGGTATAAAAGTTATTAAAAACTTTTACTGTGTTATCAAGTTGGGTCGATATATTTGTAATGGCCATATTATCTAGGGGTCTTTGATGAAGGAAAATTGAATAATGTGTTTCTGTTAGGTGTACCTGTTATTGAGTTTAAAGCACCTGTTTTTAATTCACTAGTTGCTAAGCTGCCTATATTAACATCTTTAAACGTATTGTAAGCCCTACCGCTTGTTAGGATTGCACCCCAATAATTTCCACTTGCAATATCACTGACTAAACCACCTGCCGAATCAACTAAACCAAACTTTCCTAATATTTTTGCAGTTGAACCAGGTCTTGCTATTGGACTAGTAATTGTATCATATAAGTCTTTGCCAAAATCGCCCGCTACTGCATTGCCTTGACCATCAGTGCTTGTGCCATCAATACCACCTTCATAATAATTAACACCCTCGTAACCAATAGTCATAGTGTGTTCCATTATGCCATTGGCTGATGAATAGTCATAAGTATCATGTTTAAAACTTGTTATTGTTGGATTTAATAATCGATATTGAGCAAACATATGTTGATTAAATCCGAAAATATTGATTGCTTTAAAAAAAGGCGCTTTGGAAATACCAGTAAGATTTGAAAGCGCAGTGATCTGATCGTTTGTACTTTGACCTATAAATCCCCACTCGTTATCACCATATATAGAACTATCGTATGTATTACGTCTATTGTAGTCGAATGCAGATGTGTTTGTCGCAAATTGATTGACAAATTGCGGAATATTAGCTGCATCGTTTCCTAATCCTGCTAAAGAACTTGCGCTAGCATTTTGTGTGCTATCTTTATAGTAATACGTAAAATAAGCATACCAAAGATTTCTGATTAAATTTGCGTTATCATCATGAAATTTTATTGTAACATCATCATATTTTACCTTAGTCTGTACAATCCTCTTACGATTATACTGGTTCATTATGTGTGTATCAAACGTATAACCTGGAAGTTGTGCTGTTTTAACAGCCAATCCAAAGTGAGTGTTTGTGCCTTCAGGAAAAGCTTGCGATAGTCCTATTAGGTCGTAGTTAATTTCAAATGTAACATGAAATAAAAACTTATGTTTAGGACTATAAGAATAAGAATCGCTACGGAATACTCTACTAGCATGTTGGAAATCTCGGAGATATTCTGTGCCGAATAATCCGCCCAGAAAATTTTCTCCGAGATTTTCACCTAATAGGTTGTCAATGAACCCAGACATTAATAATTAAGTACCAATACCTGTTACTGTTGTTCCACCTAACGCACGACCAACTGCAGTACCAAGACCAGAACCAAGAGGACTTTGGATTGCGTTATCAAATCTTATTGATAGACTTATAGTTACTGGTGCGTTTTCACCATAATTAAGTGTGTTGTAATTTACGTTTTGTATGAAACAACCGTATAATTCCCAAGTTTCTAAAACAGTAGGTGTTGAATTGCCATTACCACCATCTAGTATTTCATAGTTAATTTGAAATTTATAATCTTGACCTGTTGCAGCACTTGCTTGCTCAACGAAATCCATTTGCTTTTGAATTTGTTGACCCACCAATTTTGCTACGCTTCCTGTAGCATCATCACGCAAGTTTACAGTGGTCATTTGCCACTCATGTTTGCCGACAAGGTATAATTTTGAGTTATAAATATCAATTGGAATTTCAGTAAAGCTAACTTGAGGTCTTGAGACATCAATTACTTGTCTCGTCAACTCTTGTGTTGAACCACCTACTCCAAAATTTAAAAACAAAACTCTAAATCTGTATTGTAACTTAGGCATCAACAATGCTGCTGTACTAGGGGTATTGTCTGCCCCTATACTCATATTAAACAGTGATTCTGATGCTGTTGCCATTTGTTTTTCTCCTTAATTGTATTTATTCAAATTTATTGATTACCAAATATCGCAGTTCCACGCTCTGAAATTTCTCCTGTATTCATAATTCTTACAGGGATGTAAATAAATTCAGCAGCTTTTACTGGCTCAATTGCAATATCTATCCATAATTGATTTTGATCAATTCTGGCAGGGGTATTGTTTGTAGTATCACAAACAACTAGGTAATCATATATACCTCGTTTAGCTACCAAATCAACAAACAATGTTTGTACCACTGAAGTTATTTGGCTTCTAGTTAACGCATCATTAGGTTCAAATATAAACGGACGTGCTAAAATCTGTAATTTTTCACGAACATAGTTAACTAATCTTGCTACGTTAATGCGATCTAACGCAGATTGTGTATCTTTACTATTTTTATTACCATAATTCACCAATCCTACACTTGTAAAGAATGCAAGAGGATTAATAAAGTTACTGTATAAAACATCACGTATACCTACACGATTTTTTATAACTTGGAATTCACCTGTCTGCGCATCGATATATCCAATTTGAACTGCATTATCAATTACTCCGCGTCTTGTCCCTGCAGGAGCTAGCCAAGGATAAGCGATAGTATCGTTACGTAAGAACGTTCTTAACATCATGTGACTTGGAGGAACTGCACATCTTCCATTTGTTCCTAAATCTGCTAAACCACTAGGATAAAACAAGCCCATGTATTCATCACGTGTAACTAATCCATCTTCACCTGTGCCTGCCGCATTTGCTGCATTTTTAGCCCAATTGTCAATTTCTGTCGCTTGATCACTAAGTCTCATTGGTGTATCACCAATTATGTAAGCAGTGTTCGCTCTTTCATTGTTTAGTGCTATCATTTGCGGTTGCAATTCAGGATATCCCGGAGTTGCCATTAGATTAAAGAAATTATCTTCTTCTCGGATTGCCATGTTAGTTGAAATCGAAGCACTTAGAGCTTGTGTAACCATAGCTCTTTGAGCTTTTCTTCCCATATATGGACTACCGTTTTCTTTTAATCCACTTGCAGTTACCCATGCACTTTTAACTGTTGGGAGAACTACATCACCATATGTCAATGCATTAAAATAGTTTGATCTAAATTGTTTGACGTTGTAACCTGATCTACGTGTATTAAATAGTAACATTCCTTGAGGATACATATCTGGATCAGGAGCATCCAAATCTAGATAATTGCTTGTTAACAGGCTTACTATAGTTGGAATAGGGTCACTTATTGGATCTGTGCTTCCATTGGGTGCCCAACGTGCATCCGCAAAAAGAATGCCATCACCAGAAGTCTGATCGGTATTATCAATTAAGACCCATTGATCTACACTATCAACATTTTGCCAACGATTAATTACAGGATAATTTTCTAAATCGCTGCTATCTAACCAAAGATCGCCATACACCAAAGGAGTGCCATCACTTTGTGAAGTTGGAGCATCTGCTGATATGATAGGTCCTCTTGGATCCGTAGCGTTTGTTCCTGATATTATAGGATTGCCAGAACTGTCATAATTTACATTTTTATACCCTTTCCAGGCGCCTCCTTGTTGTACCATTATATCAACTTGGTCAATTGTGCTATAGAACCAATTTGTATTTTCAATTGGATTTGTAAATGGCGCTCCCTCATTAGCAGTATAAGTAATTTTTCTCCAATTAGAAACCAAACTTATATATCCTAAAGCGGAGACACCAGAGACAAAAGCTATTCCTGTTACTGCGCCTGAGTTCACTGCTGTAACTTCTACAATTAGGTTATTTGCTGGGAAATTTAATCCAAAAGACGCACCAGAAATAGTAATTTGATCTCCTACATTATAATCAGAACCACCTGTTGGAATGCCTGTTAAAATGTATCTATCTGTATAAACAACAGCATTTATAGTACAACCGGTACCAGCACCCGTGGTTGAATATTGTGGTAGGTTAGGGAATTCGATACGAATTCCTGGAGACGGTTCAACAGCAGAATTAGTCGCATAGGATAAACCAGCTAAATCTAATACATTACTATATGGTGTACCTGGGAGAACTGTAAATCCAATCTCACCTCCTAAAGTATGAGTAATCTGTATTGCACCTGTCGTTGTTACACTTGCAGTTGTATTTGGTATGTTAGCAGCCTGCCATGCAGTAACAAATTCTGTTGGCCCTACTACACCAGCTGCTGGAAGTGAAATTAAATATGAAGGGCTATCAAATGTACCTACTTGACCAGGCATCGAAACACCAGCGTAAATTTGCGCACTATTTGGAAGTACAGGATTATTTACTGTACCAGTAATTACTGTGGGACCAGTTGCTAATCTTTCAAAGAAATATATATTATTACTAATATTACTTGATTCTTGGAATGTATTAAATATTCCTATTGCTGTACCTGCAGGAATATTTTGTCCACCTGTTCTATCAATAAGAGCAGTCGCTTCATTTAGATTTCTATATATTGACACTGGCTTTTGAATAAATGTAGATGTAGCTGCACTAAATCTACTTAAATTAATATTCATTCCGTTTCCGCTTACAGATGTTTTAATCCATAATGAACCAGTTGGATGAGGAGTAAGTTGCCCTTGTGTCCATAATGGCATTGCCGATGAAGGGCCATTGTATGCTTCAGGAGCATAATATCTAGTTGATGAATCTATACCCAAATCAGTTAGCACAGTAAATCCTGAAGATAATTCCATATAAGGAATATGATCTTCGATGTCTGGTACAGGAGAGAAGTAAATATTTAACCTACCGTTAGTTACATCTGCACTTAAATCTCCGAACCCTAAATTATTAATTGCATTCGCTACTCCCAATGCAGTATTATTTGGCGCTGCAGGCACCGTTATTGTTGTATTATAATTTAATAATGAACCTAATATATTGATAGTAAACGTTGCTCCCGCATTTAATGTTGGATTGCTAACTGTGCCAGTTATCGCAGGAATAGCCTTTAGCCAATCTTCTGTGCCTATTTGTACCCAACTATTCGCAAGGGTTTTATAAAAATAATGACTTTGATTAAAGGTATCAATAGTTATTGGATCTCTTGCATCAACTGCATAGTCTCCTATGTTACCAATACTTTGTAGTGGATATCCACCGACTAGATCAGCATCATTAACTAAAACAATAGGATTTTTTTCTGTAAACTTACCAGTTGATTTATTAAATTCAAATATTCCCCATCTTGTAGATGTTGTGTCTAACCAATAAGTACCATCGGCTGGGTTGCCTTTTGGTCTTGTTAAAGTACCAATAAGACTCGCCAAATCAATATCTGCACGTAGTACCCAGCAACCATTTGTAACTCCTAACACAGAGTATGCTGCAGCTAGACCATATTCATTTAATTCGTAACCCTGTATTGGAGTTCCATTCGTAGTTTTATAGAAGAATGGATTGCCATATAAATTAACAAGATCACGTTGTGTTGTAACTTTGTATAGTTTATTAGCATTTGCTGCGACTGTTCCAGGAGCTACTCCTGTATTAGCAGGATTAGCTTTATTCGTAGCTGTAGCTATTAGCACAAAAGGTACAGAATTAGTTTGGGCAGGAGAATAATTACTTTCATCAATTATTGTAACTTCTACGCCTGGTGATGTTAGAGCCATTTTAAATATTCCTTTAATGTTATGATTTTGAGGGTTAACTCCCTAGTATAATATTATTTATTAAAAATTTGAGAAAAAACGGTACGTTGACTCTTCCCGAAGAGTTAGAATAAATATGATTATGTCTAGACCTATCTGCAAAGTATGCAATAAAAATCATTGCGCCGCTAACTACTATCGTAACGGAGTTAGACATTACCGCAGTAAATGTGAGGATTGTAGGAGAAAAAACAAGCAAATTCCGCTGCAACAACCTAGTTGGAAAATTGCAGGATACAAGAAAAAACCCACATGTGATTTATGTGGCTTTAGAAAAATTTATGATAGTCAAATAACAGTTTTTCACATA